CACCTCCAATTCTTGATATAATACGCTTACAGTATTCACAAGTCATTGGAGTTCATCATGAACGTCACAGATCTAAAGTTCGCTGGTATCCTATCCACACGGGTAGAACGATATTCAGTAAAAGCACACTCTCCCTATAGGGCTAACTTCAGATGCCCTATATGCGGAGACTCTCAGAAGAACAAGAGTAAGGCACGAGGTTGGATTCTTGAGAAAGATAACAGTGCTATATTCTACTGTCACAACTGCAATGCCTCACACAGTCTACGCAATCTACTTAAGTTTATAGATCATAATCTATACAATGAGTACGTAATCGACTCTGCCCTAGAGCGTGGCGAAAGACGCAAGCTGTTTGAAGAAAGTCCATCTAAGCCGTTAGATGCACTCAGAATGACGGCACCGAACTTTAAGAAGAAGGGTTCGCCTCTATTGCGTATCAAGAAAGTGTCGGCTCTACAGCATGACCACTTTGTTAAGAAGTATCTAGTGCAACGACAAATACCATCAGATGTCCACTATAAGCTATACTATGCCCCAAAGTTCAATGAATGGGTAAACTCCATCATACCAGGTAAGCTACCTACCGTTGAGCGAGATCGTCCAAGACTGATCATGCCGTTCATTGATAAGTATGGTGTTGTGTTTGGATTCAACGCAAGAGCTTTCAACTCATCTGAACTTAGATACATAACTATAATGATCGACGATACCATGCCTAAGCTATTTGGTCTGAATGAAGTCGATTTCACACGGAAGTACTATGTCGTTGAGGGACCGATCGATAGTCTATTCCTAGATAACGCCGTTGCTATGGCAGGTGCCGATGGTAATGCCAGTGGTTTGGATGATGTCGAGAATGCAGTGTTCGTATTCGATAACGAGCCACGTAATAAAGAGATCGTCGCTAGAATGGAGAAGTGTCTAGACAGAGGATATAAAGTCTTCATCTGGCCTTCGAAAATAGTTGACAAAGATCTGAATGATGTTATAATGAGTGGTATAAGCAGAGACACTTTAAAACGTACCGTAGATGCTAATACGTATCACGGATTGGAGGGCAAGCTAAAACTTACGTACTGGAGGAAGTGTTAGAGAATTGTAATGTAGTGTTACAATAGCACGAAAACGCCGAAAAGCGGTTTGTGATATAGATATATAAGAGACCGGCGACAATAAGTCGCTACAAGAAAACTTTGTGCAACATTTAAATTATAAGGAAAGTATATAATGAAAGCAAAATTGATGGGTTATACGCAACCTGCACCATACTCTACAGATGGATTGACCGGAGTGCAGGATATGATTGCTTATTGCGCAAAAGTCTCTAATCCTCAAGGACAGATGAATCTAGAGTCTAGTGATAAATTGCTTGCATATCTGATCAAACATAAGCACTGGAGCCCGTTCGAGATGGCTTCTGCTACAATTGAGGTCGAAACAACTCGTGATATTGCTCGACAGTTTCTACGACATCGATCATTCTCTTTCCAAGAGTTCTCCCAGCGGTACGCTAATCCTAACGACATGGAAAATTCTTTCGTAGTACGTGAAACACGTCTACAAGATACTAAGAACCGGCAGAACTCAATAGAGTGTGATGACGACGAGCTAGCTATAGCGTGGGGAGCTAAACAGTCGATGATCATTCACGAAGCAAAAATGGCATACAAATGGGCTATCGAAAATGGCATAGCGAAAGAGCAAGCTAGGTCAGTGCTTCCCGAAGGGAACACCGTATCACGTCTATACGCCAATGGCACCATCCGATCATGGATTCACTATGTGGAACTTCGTTCTGCAAATGGGACTCAAAAGGAACATATGGAACTGGCTCGAGAGATTGGTAATGCAATCACCCGAATCTTCCCTATGATCGAAGACTTCATAAACACATAATATAAGGCCGGGACCGGATGATGCGATCTGGTCTCCGTCTACCTTAGCTTTCAATGGGAAAGAAAATGACAATTAAGATAGATAAAGAAAAGGATGATCTACTAGAATCTTACGCAATTGGTATGTTGAAGGACTTCTACTTAACAGATGACGAAACTTCTCCACAAGAAGCGTTTAAGAGAGCTGCACTCGCTTGGTCGCACTATGAAGGTAAACTTGATAAAGCTTTAGCGCAGAGACTATACACATATGTCTCAAATAAGTGGTTTATGTTCGCAAGTCCAGTACTATCAAACGCTCCCGGTAAGTCGAACAAGAGCAAAGGGATGCCGATATCTTGCTTCCTGACTTATGTCCCGGACACGCTAGAGGGTCTCATATCACACACTGCGGAACTTCGTTGGTTATCCGTATACGGCGGTGGCGTTGGTGGTCATTGGAGTGATGTTCGAACTGTATCCGATGTTGCGCCAGGACCGATGCCCTTCCTTCATACAGTAGATGCTGATATGATTGCGTATCGTCAAGGTAAGACTCGTAAGGGATCTTATGCAGCATACATGGATATCTCGCATCCTGATATCATTGAATTCCTTAATATGCGGATCCCTACTGGTGATGTGCAACGTAAAGCCTTGAACCTACATAACGCAGTTAACATCACCGACGAGTTCATGATTGCCGCTGCCGAAGGAAAGAAGTTCGATTTACGTGACCCGAAAGATGGAACTGTTAAAGAGAGTGTTGACGCACGTAAGCTATGGGAACGTATCATCGAGACTCGGTTCCGTACAGGCGAGCCATACATGAACTTCATCGATACTGCCAATAGAGATCTGCCACAGCCACTGAAAGACTTAGGGCTGAAGATCAATGGCTCAAACCTCTGTAATGAGATACATTTACCGACTAACGAGGAGCGTACAGCGGTTTGCTGCTTGTCGTCTCTTAACCTAGAATACTACGATGAATGGAAGGATACTCCAATTGTTGCTGACCTCATATGTATGCTTGATAACGTTATTAGCTATTTTGTTGAAAATGCGCCAGACACGATCGACCGAGCTAAGTTTAGTGCGAGTCGAGAACGATCGATAGGACTGGGTGCAATGGGCTTTCACAGCCTTCTACAGAAACATGGCGTTGCTTGGGAATCCGATAAAGCCAAAGAGATCAACGATGTAGTATTTAAGCACATCAAGACTCAAGCCGTAGCTGAAACCGAGCGACTAGCAGTAGAACGTGGTGCTTATCCTGATGGCCCAGATTCTGGTCGACGTAACTCTCACCTTCTCGCCATTGCTCCTAATGCTTCAAGTGGTGTAATTCTAGCTACAAGTCCATCTATCGAGCCACTGAAGGCGAATGCGTACACACACCGTACACGTGCTGGCTCTTTTCTAGTGAAGAACAAGTATCTGGTTGCGCTGTTGGATCAGAAAGGCGAGAATAACGATGTTAACTGGACATCCATTATAACTAAAAAGGGTTCCGTTCAACATCTGCCGTTCTTAACCGAAGGCGAGAAGTCTGTGTTTAAGACAGCTGACGAGTTGGATCAAAACTGGGTAGTACGTCATGCCGCTGATCGACAGAAGTATATCTGTCAAGGACAGTCCGTAAATCTGTTCTTCCCATCAGGAGCTCCGAAAGCGTATGTTAACCAAGTGCATCTTCGTGCATGGAAAGAGGGTCTGAAGGGACTATACTATCTTCGTACGGAAGCTAAGCAACGTGCCGAGAACGTATCAGAGAAAGTGGAACGAGTTGCGCTTCAGGGGGATATGCGGAGCATCGTATACTCTAAGAAGGACTGCCCATACTGTACTCTAGCGAAAGAAGAGCTGACTTTACGTGGAATACCGTTCGAGGATATCGATCTAGCCTCTGTAGGTAAGACCGCAGCCGAAGTGACTGGTCGTAAGAGTGTGAAGACTGTTCCTCAGATATACATCGCAGGTGAATACATTGGATCGTACAACGAGTTGTTGGAATACTTGAATAAGCCTATAGAAAACTCTGAAGATGACGAATGTTTAGCTTGCTCTGGTTAATGTTATATGTTATAATATACTCATAATACAAATAAGGAAAATGCATGTCACTATTAGATGTATCCAAAAGCTACCGCCCCTTCAAATACCCATGGGCGGTGGAGCTGACGACTAAACACGAAGAGATTCACTGGGTAGAGTCTGAAGCTGAGCTTTCGGAGGATGTACAAGACTGGAAGACTAAGTTGTCCGATGAGGAGAAGGATTTCGTCACACAGATCCTTCGACTATTCACGCAGTCTGATGTTCAAGTTGGCGAGAACTACCATGAACTGATGATACCCAAGTTCAAGAACAACGAGATTCGTAACATGCTCGCATCGTTTGCTAACCGTGAGGGAGTTCATCAACGGGCATATGCTCTGCTGAATGACACACTCGGTTTACCTGACGAGGAGTTCCATACGTTTCTGGAGTATTCTGAAATGGCGGATAAGCTAGACTTCATGAAAGAGGGTAACATCAACTCTCATACAGGTCTGGCGTTAGTTGTGGCACAGTCGGTGTTCAACGAAGGCATGTCACTGTTTGCCTCGTTCGTTATGTTACTAAACTTCCAACGTTTCGGTAAGATGAAAGGTATGGGAACCATCGTTGAATGGAGCATACGTGATGAGACTATGCACGTACAGGGCAACTCTAAGCTGTTTCGTGAGTTCGTAGAAGAGCATCCCCGTATCGTGAACGATGAGCTAAAGTCCAAGATCTACGAGATGGCAACTAATGCTGTTAAGCTAGAAGACAAGTTCATCAAGTTGGCGTTTGATGGTAAGGATCAGGAAGGCATTACCGAAAAGGAAGTCAAGCAATATATCCGCCACATTGCTGATCGTCGATTACTGCAACTTGGCATGAAGCCTAAGTTTAAGGTGAAAGACAATCCGATGCCTTGGTTAGATTGGGTACTCAACGGCGCATCTCATGATAACTTCTTTGAGAAGCGTGTTACTGAGTACTCTGTCAACGGAATGGAAGGCGATTGGGGCTGGGGAGACAATGCCCCCGCTGGCGAAGTATGTGGCCAAGATGGCGATGGCTGCGCCGCATAACACCAATAGCAAGTAACTATAAAGACCTTCGGGTCTTTTTTGCTATCTGGGATATAGTATACATACTACACAAGCGCAATTGATGCGTCCGTAATTGAATGCTGGGACTCGAGTCCTACGAAATAAGGATATAACGACTATGAAAAGACAGGATTTAGTCTGCGAGAACTGTGAAAGCGAATGTACCATAGAGACCACCAACATGGAAGACCCAATTGCATTTTGTCCAATATGTGGTTCCGAGTCGGATTTTGAATCAGACGAAGCCTCTGTTGCATGGGACATCGGCGAAGAGGAGAACTGGGATTAATGTGGACATATGATGGTAATGAGTTCACCAGCGAGATGATTGGTGATTATGTGGGGTTTGTTTATATTATTACCATCAAGCACACAGGAAAGAAGTATCTAGGTAAGAAGCTATTCGAATCAACTCGACGACTGGCACCTCTAAAGGGAAAGACTCGAAAGCGGAAGGTCGTAAAGGAAAGCGACTGGAAGACGTACTATGGATCAAGCGAGGACGTCAAGCTGTTGGTCGAGGAGACTGGCATAGACAACTTTGATAGGGAGATCATACATCTATGCAACAAGCGAGGTGAGATGTCGTATCTAGAGTTACACGAGCAGATCGTCAGAGGAGTACTTCTATCAGACGACTGGCACAATGGTATCGTACAAGCAAAGATACACAAGAGTCATGTAAAGGGCCTTATTGAGAAATTCGGCCCAGACAGTAAGAGTTAGCTTGCTTCGGATTCCTCTTTACACGCTCTTTCGATGTAAGTGATGTAGTAATGTATGTTATGGTCATCGAACACGTCGATATGACCCATCTTAGCTCCTAGCAGCATCCCACGCCACTTGTCCTTGATTCTCTGCCAAGTAGTGGGATTTCGAATGAGTCCATACGCATTGATGTACTGCTCCGTGCCGTGATGTCTGTATCCCATTGCCAGTAAGGGTACAGATGTCACTATATCGTTGTTGTTCTTCCATCGATAATGCTCAACGTCTATTGCCTTGCAGTAACCCCTCCAGCCGACTCTAGGTGACCCGTAAGTGTAAAGCTGTTCTGGATCGCTCAACCACTCGTCGTTCTTACATCGTGCAGCCATAATAGTCGCCATAGCAGCACCTAGTGAGTGTCCGCAGAACCAAAGCTTTCTAGACACATTCGCCTTACGGCTGATGTCATTACGGATATCTGGCCAAATATCGTCTACCTCAGTCTTAAACCCACGATGCACACGAGACACGCTTTCTGATCGAACGGGCATTGTCTGTAGATCTGCCTTAATATCACTAAACTGCGTTGGCTCTGTGCCACGACATGCTATGACCAAATCGTGCTTGTTCTGGAACCGATATGCTTGGGCACCAGATTTGTCATAGAATTCGACTGACGTGAATCCAAGTCTCTTAGCTGCACGTTTGGCTGATGCTGGGTCGAAATATGCAATAGCAGATAGTTTAACAAACATTAACGATCGTTCTAATTGAGATAGTGATGATATCTGGGTCATATGAAGCTCCTTGTTGGTACTATTTGTGAAAAAGACTTGACAGCTATATAGATATGTAGTATAATGTATGTATAACGAGATTGGAGAACACTATGACTGAAGCTTGGGAATCATACACAGCACCAGAAGATGACTATACCTCATGGACTAGAGGTCTGTTCGAAGAACATAAGAGTGAGGTATTCACTTGGTCTGGAAAGGTATCTGTGTACAAGTACGAAGAGTGGCTAGAGACTAATGAGTCGTTCCTAATAGAACAGTGGAAACAGGTTGACAATTCTTAGTATTTGATGTATAATGTATTACAAACTTAATAGGAATTTTGATGAGTATATCGACATCTTTAGTTAGTTACGCCAATGATCAAGGAATATCAATCGAGACTGGTACATATCAGGTAATGATTGGACTCATGGAAGCACCCCCACAGAAGCGTTACGAGATAGCTTCTTATGACATATCTGGCACATATCTCAAGCTTAGCACCCGTTATGACGTTAGTGTTCAAGTACCAGACATCATCAAGTCAGAAGAAGAGCTTAAGTACTTCGTTGATTATATTAAAGAATATGTGCAAGAAAGTGTTGACATCGCACAAGCTGTATAGTATAATACACTAGTAACTCAAGAGAGAGATGATCATGTTGACCAAAGCCATAGAATATGCGACAGCCAAACACGAAGGTCAAGTACGAAAGTACACCGGCGAGCCATACATAGAACACCCTCTTGCGGTGGCCAAGATGATCGACGAGTACTTGAGAGCAATGGATGTTGATCCGGGCATCTCTCCCACAATAGCAGTACTACACGACACTGTTGAAGACACAGATGCTACCATAGAAGAGATTGAAGAGTTGTTCGGTGAAGCAGTTGCGCAGGGTGTCTGGTTCCTGACTAAAACGCCGAACTTTGTAGGCGACAGAGAGTCACGCAAGAAGCTGTGCGAAGCTAGATTAGCTAAAGCTCCATACTCAATTAAAGTCATTAAGACACTTGATATGTTCCACAACAGCCTAAGTATACAGCAATATGATCCAGAGTTCTGGGAGACATTCAAAGTAGAGACTGCTAGTCTACTTGCTGCGATGGGTACTGAAGATGTCTACCGACGAGCTAAAAAGAATTATGGACTATTTTGATAAAAGTGTTGACAACCTAGTAATGTTATAGTATAATGGATACATAAACTGATGAGAGACAATGATTATGATGAAGACTGCGATTGCTACTCTGTTAGAGAAGATTAAGACTGACTATAAAGCATCATTGTTTAACATGCCTTATGAAGGTGACGAGATGCCTCCACATCGTTTAGAAATGCTTGCTAAATTTGAAGCCGGACTAGAAGTTGCCGAGGGTAGTAAGTACATAAAAATCTTATCTAACCGTGCCGCTTGGGGCTTTGTAGTGAAGGGCGATACTGACAAGACCTTCAAGCAGGGAACTCTGCTCAAAGCCAACAGCTGGGCTAGTCCTGCTCGAAACTTCGGTCGAGCTAACATACTCGACAACAGTGATTACTCAGTATACTGGACTGGGGCCTAGTGTAGAGATTTGGGCCTTTAGCTCAGTTGGTTAGAGCATGAGACCGATAAACGTAATGGCCCCGGTTCGAGTCCGGGAAGTTCCACCAAATTTATAGAAGAGAGTGTAGTGAACAGCATTTTCAATTACTGCTGAGAGTGTTGTTCACTGTGTAATGGGTTGGGCATTCCTGGCCGACTTCACAGTAAACGTAGTTATGTCTTAGAGACGATTCTCTTAAAATCTTACAGAATTTTGTAAGGCACCTCTTGTAACCATTTGCTCAGATGGGAGGGGACATGAGCAGCTACAACCCCGTACGGTGGGGGACTGAAAGGTCAAAGATCCCGCTGGCAACGTACTGCCACTTTATGTGCCCATGGCTCAAATGGATAGAGCACTCCCCTTCTAAGGGAGTGGTTGCAGGTTCGAGTCCTGCTGGGCGCACCAATTAATGATGTGTTAGGATAATACCATGAATATGTTACAAGCTAAGTCGTTTCAAGAGCTGTTAGTTAGTGATATTGCCGATATCGAGTCCCAGATTGCTATGTACGAATCTATGAAAGTACGTAAGCAGACTAGACTATATGTTGTTGAGAAGTACGTCGTGGATGCTATGGAGCTTAGGGAAGAGGTTGCTGTGTCGTTAGCTAAGCTAGACGTTGGTTTAGGAAAAGATGATGCGGTGAGTGTGATGCGGAATCCAAACTCAATTAGCTCGTTGATATCGCAGTATTGGTAATCACCGATATTGAGCGCACTATATAGACTATGTTAAGATTTATTGATCGGGTAGGGCCGCAAGGTGTGGCAGCAGACTGTTAATCTGTGATAGCTAGGTTCGATTCCTGGTACCCGAGCCACTTTATGCGGACGTGGTGAAATTGGTATACACGCCAGATTTAGGTTCTGGTGCCGCAAGGTGTGAGAGTTCGAGTCTCTCCGTCCGCACCAATTACGCCAGGGCATGTTTGCTAACTCCAATAGATATCCAGGTGTCATATCGCAGGAGTGAAAGGGTTCGATTCCCTGACTGGCACTTATTATGGATAGTAGGTCACAAGGTGTGACAGTGGACTGTAACTCCGCCGAGGAAACTCATGATTGGTTCGATTCCAATACTATCCACCATTTTAGGCAATACATGTATGAGCACTACACGAAAGACCAAGCAACAGAACTTTATAGCAAAGAACATGGAGAAGTTCAATCGACCTGTCACCCACGTAGACAGGAAGAAGCAGTCTAAGATCAAAGGACCTTCTGTCGATAGAGCTTGGATAGACGACGCATAGAGTCTATATCTCTATGATATACATATAGTATAGCAACAATTTTATGCCGACATAGCTCAGCTGGTAGAGCAACGCACTTGTAATGCGTAGGCCCCGAGTTCGAATCTTGGTGTCGGCACCATATTATGAAGTTCGCTAAGGAGAATGTCGCAATGACAAACGTACAAGCGATTTACCAATATCGCACTCAAATCACAACTCTAATAGACTCCATAGAGTTACTCAAATTAAGCAAGATTTCGCCAGACTTGATCGAAGAAGTAGTCGCAGAGGCGAAGTGGACGCTAGATCGACACCAGCATGATGCCAATGTGATGTCTCACGTATAAAAGATAACCAAAGAGACGCCTGTCTTACCTCTAACTGCATGGAGAATAGTTATGTCAAATCTCGCACCAGAAGAATTCGTTGAAGTACTCATTGACCCGATTGGATCTAGGTCAGACAAGGCTAATAGGATATCCAAGTCTACTATAGCTCGTCGGGCCAGACAAGATGTTAAGCGGATCATGAACATCAAGTTGGCGAAGGAGGATAGAGAGGATAGAGCCAAGTCTCGGAACAGTGAGGGCGATTCAGACGCTTAGTTGATATTACATTAGGAGTAGCATGTGAATGAAAAGTGTGGACGAAGTTGTACATCTAGACGAACAAACAACTGTAGTAATTGACGATTGTGGTGATATGGTGTTACACTTCGAAGATATTGAAGAAGATGATGAATGGCGAATTGAAGTTAATGCACGTGATCTATTTGAACATTTAAGGGAGTTTTTCGATGAGTGATATGAGTTTAGAAGAATTGGACGTAATGATAGATGAACTAATTGACGCTGATGGATTTGAAGAAGATCTTCCAGAGACAATCGAGTTCGCTGAAATCGTACCAAATGTGGATATCGCACCAAAGGATGATCGGATCAGACACTCTGCTAATGCTAGGATAGCTAGAACGAAGGCCAAGGAAGTAAAGGCGCTGAAGATTGCCAGAGCAGATCGTGATGCCAAGAAGGTGTTGGAAGCTAAAAATGCCATCAAAGCGAAGAAGGAACTGGCGAAGCCCGATGGCGAGTTCGTGGAAGCAGTCAAATAAATCAATATAGCACTTGACATCACTACAGTACTATGAGATAATACGTGGGTATTGAGAGAGATGTCAAGTGAAGTTGATTTGTTCTAAAATAGCTTCGAAAGTACTTGACTATGATGTTTCAGTGTAGTATAATGTAATCTGAATTGACGATTGAGAGTGAATGATTATGATCAGAATGATAGTTGGACTAATATTTATTATGGGCGCAGTTGGTCAAGAAGACTTCGCTATGGAGGTTGGCACCCAAGGCCCACCGTTGATTCAAACACTCGCCATCGTCCTGTTGGGAGTAGGGATTATCGCTAGTGCTGTACCAAAGCTCGTCCGCCAAGGCACGAAGTAGTGAACTTCGACATCAGGGGTAAGCATAAGAACCCAGTTGTCGTGAGGGAATACGTCATAGCATGTCTAAAGCACCTCAAGCTAGATAGACTCTCCTCTAAGGTACTAATAATCAAATTCGTCACATCTTTAGAGGATGAGATTCTAGGCAACTGTATAGGAGACACTAAGTTCTCAATAGTGACCATAGCCAAAGAGTCTGATGGAACTAAGTTAATGTTCCTCGAACAGATGCAGACCCTAGCCCATGAACTGATACATGCTAAACAATTCTTTCGAGCTGATCTAACTCATGGTAAGATGGGTCAGTTCCGATGGAAGAAACGTAATGCTGGTGGATATCAGTACGACAACCAGCCATGGGAAAAGGAAGCATACCGATTAGAGAAGCAGGTATTCGTTGAATGCTTTCCCTTCAATAGAGACATAAATTAAGCTTGACAACACAGTCTAATTGTAGTATAATTAAGGGGTAGCAATGATCGTATTGTGACAAAGAAGTAGATAACGCAGCAGAGATATAGTGTGACATCAATTGTGAAACATCAGGAGAAAGATTATGAGTTATATGAAGAACGATATCATCACTGTAATTACCGTGGCTGGCGAGTTTATCGGCAAGTACGTCAAAGAGGATGCGACATCTTTGACGATAGCTAAGCCTAAGATGCTTGTTAATGGTGAGCAAGGTATGGGATTTGGTAGCGGAGTTTGTGTTACCGGAGAGATCGATCCAAGCAGCATGACGTTCTATGTTGGTGGAATAGTTTTCACCTCCTTGACTAGCGTTGCTGTTGGTAAGTCTTATATTGAAGCTACCAGTGGACTGATCCTGTGAGAAGCTGGACTGCGACAGTAGAGGCTGACCCGGATGATCCAGATGAGCGTCTACTAAACTTTCAGGAAGACTTCATGAAAGAAGTTGGTTGGAACGTGGCAGATACGTTGATTTGGACTGAGAATGGCGATGATACTTGGACAATAAGTAAAGTTTCCAAAAGCTAGAATAGTCATACCCAGAGTATGACAATGTGACATAATATAAACTTAAATGGGAAGACGAACTATGAAAATGTTAGGATTAAATGTGCTTGTAACCGAATCTGAGGCTCCAACTCAAACAGCTGGTGGCATCATCCTATCTGGGGCAGAAATTGATAAAGCTTCAAAGCCTGGTATAGTGTTGTCGATGAGTTTGGATGTAGCCAACCAAGGTAACTTGGAGGTTGGTCAGGAAATCTATCTAAAGTGGTCAGAGGCAATGCCTGTCACGATTGAAGGCAAGAAAGCAGCTATCCTCCATGTAGATCACATCAAAGCAATTATCAAATAGGAATATAAAAATGTCAAATACTCCAGCGTTTAAGTTCACTAACTACTCTTATGGACAAAAGTCTATGAGCGAGCAACCCGATATCGAAATCGAGCATACGTCATATGACCATGACATGGATCTGGACTCAATGCTGTCTTTGTTTCAGAACTTCCTGCGGGGAGCTGGATATCCTTTCGAGGCTGGTGAATACATCACCACCCGGCATGTCGATGAGGACTCTTCCACAGATTGGTGTTATGACGATTTGTTGAATGACATTATTGACGATCGAGAGGAGCTATTGTTCGAGAACGATCGACTGCAAGATATCATCGATGCCCACCTGAAATCTACGTCTGGTGCGAAGATGTGCGAGTGTAAATAGAAGGGTTCGGCATGAGAGAAATCAGTGATGCAGAGTACGAGTTGTACCTTAAACTAAGGAAGATCGTTGTACATGCTCAATCAGATAAGTATCCGGGAATCTACTTTATTTGCGGCGAAAGCGGCGATAAAGATCTAGACGGATTGCCGGAACGAATTCTGATATGTCCTTCTCTCGGTGCCGACATCGGGTCAACTGTAACGTATAAGAGGGAATTAAGAAATGCTTGATCCTAGAATATCCAAAATTCATGATAGTGAAGTTGTAAGACAAAAGTCTACAGTTGAGCTTATTGCTAGTGAGAATTTTGCGAGTCAAGAAGTCATGGATTTGGCTGGTAGTGTATTCACCAACAAGTACGCCGAAGGCTACCCAGGTAAGCGATACTATAATGGTTGTGACAATATGGATGATATTGAAACGCTCGCCATTGATAGCTTATGTGAGTTGTTTAGTGTGAAATTTGCTAATGTGCAACCTCACTCAGGAGCCAATGCCAACACAGCAGTATATCAAGCTTTTCTACAACCAGGAGATAAGATTCTTGGTATGGATCTAGCGAGTGGTGGTCACCTGTCTCATGGTAGCCCACCGAACATCTCTGGTAAGATCTATAGTGCGCATA